GTAATATGTTTGAGATGGGTATCATTGACCCGTTCAAGGTTACGCGCAGTGCGTTGCAGAACGCGGTGAGTGTTGCTGTGACGTTGTTGAGTACTGACGCGATTGTAACGATGGCAAGAAGCTATGAGCACTAATAGACTATATACTGAAATCAAGTTGCGGTTGCCTCAGTTTGAGGCGGCCGTGCTTGGTGTCACGATGGATGGGGAGCGTCTCATCTACTCGTGCAATAAGATTGTCAACATCTTAGAGGCGGACGGAATGTCGCTTGATGACGCTGTTGAGTATTTGTATCAAAAAGTAATTAAGTATTGGGATGGAACTAATGGCTATCCTGTATTTGTTTGGGAGGACAGTGAATGAAACCGATTGGGAAGTATATCGTTTTGAAGGACGTTGTTGAGGAGATAGAGACCTCTTCAGGTTTGGTGTTAGGCAGTGATGATGTCGAGCAGCTTAGGTATCGAAAAGGTACTATTGTAAAATCAGGCACTGACGTGGCTCACATTAGTGAGGGCGACGTAGTGTATTACGACAGGCGGCAGTCGTTCTCGATGATGATTGGTGGCGAGTCGTACACCATCATTCGGGAGTCTGATGTTGTCGTAGTTCTTTAGTCTTATCTCTAATATGTTTGATATATCCTCGTGCCATGCGTTCGTTGTACTCGACGTTTTTCTTGAGCATGTAGTAGGAGGTATCATTGGGGAGTTTCCCTTCTAGGGTGGCGTATAGGTCTTTGACCACTTTACGTCCTAGCTTAGACAGCATATAAAGCCGAGGGGTCTTTGAGAAGCGTTCGCCGTCACTTTCACGAACGACATCAATAAACTTCTGTTCGATGAGTCGGGCGAATCGCTTCTTATCCCATGGCATCACTTTCATAAAGTCCTTGATATTTTTGTAGGCGAAGATTCCTTCATCGTAAATAAAGATGAGCATCTCGAGGTCGGCCTTTGTTGACACACCATGTTTGTACATGATGAAGCGACGGACAACGTCGTAGCACTTGAGATAATTTAATTTCATTTTTTTGATTTAACTTTGTAGCAAAGTTAATTGATTGCATGCTTACAACCAAACAGATTATCGCCAAGTACGGCAAGCCTGACGATGACGGCAGTGACTACTTGGTGACTATTCAGTTGCCGTATCCTATGCGTTTGGCATGGGACACTGACGAGGTAGTGACGAAGATGCGATGCCATCGTATGATTGCTCGTAACTTCTTAAGCGTATTTGACGACTTGCTAGCCCACTATGGCTTGGCTGAGTTGAAGCGCTTGGGCATTGACCTGTTTGGAGGGTGTTTTAGTTTCCGTAAGATGCGTGGTGGTAATGACTACTCACGCCACAGTTGGGGCATTGCTATTGACCTAGACCCTGCAAGGAATCAATTGAAATGGAGCAGCAAGACAGCACAGTTTGCCAAGGCTGAGTACAAGCCTATGATTGATATTTTCTATAAACATGGTTTTGTATCTTTGGGGCGTGAGCGCAACTATGATTGGATGCACTTTGAGATTGGTATCTAATGGCTAAGGGTAATAAGATTTGCAAGGCGGGAATTGATTGGGCGAAGCGGACGTTTGACCGTTACCCATCTGCGTATGCCAATTTAGCGGCATCGAAGTATTGCAAAGACCCGAACTATGCCAAGGGCAAGAAGACTGTTAAAAAGAAGAAGTGATGGGTCAGTTGCAGAAGTGGGTTGATGAGAAGTGGGTGCGCATTGGCACTGACGGAAAGATTAAGGGAGCGTGTGGCACGAGTCCTAACAAGAAAAATCCTGACAGGTGTCTGCCTTTGAAGAAGGCTAAGTCATTGAGTCAGAGCGAGCGAGCGGCGACGGCGCGGGTAAAGAAGGAGAAGGGTGGTAGTAAGCGTCAGTTCGTTCGTAATACAAAAGAAGCAAAAGTAACCAAACCCTTTATTAAACGATGAAAAAAATGATGATGTCCGAAAAAGCTTCCATGAAAAAGAATGGAGCTAAACCTATGGCGAAGAAAGCTATGGCGAAGAAGGCGATGACAAAGAAGATGTCTAAGTCCTGCTAATGGCTGACAAGTCAAAGATGAAGTGCAATTCCCCTGTTCGTTCCGACAAGCAGGGGAAAAAGCGCATGGTCAAAGCCTGCAGTGGTGGCAAAGAGAAGTTACTCCACTACGGTGCGAGTGCGTACAAGTCGAACTACTCTGCTAAGGCTCGCAAGAACTTCAGGTCTCGTCACAGCTGTGACACGGCGAACGACAAGCTTACTCCTCGCTATTGGGCGTGTAAGGACTTGTGGTCTCCAAACAGTACAAAGATTACGAAGACTAAGGGTCGTAAGTGAAGTACCTCTTCTACAAGACGACTTGCCTAGTAAACGACAAGTTCTACTATGGCGTTCATCTTGAGAGGAAAAGGAATGACGGCTATATTGGGTGTGGCGTGAAGAGCCAAAGCACTGCAGCATGTTTAAAAAAGAGCGGCGTTAAGTCAGCATTCATTGACAGCGTCATTAAGTATGGCTACTATAATTTTAAGAGGGAGACAATTGCTGAGTATGATACTGCGACTGATGCGTATCTTCATGAGGCTCAGGTAGTTACGCGTGAGCTAATCGCTGACCCGATGTGTTTGAACCTAAAGCTTGGCGGCTATTATGGCAAGACCGAGCGACTGAGCAGGCCCATAAGTATCGTTAATGTACTGAACGGTCAGGTGCTTGACTTTGACTCTCACACTGCATGCAATGCTTTTTTGGGATTGGTTGACATGCGTTATTACAGCAGAGTTGTTGGGAAGCATTATGTGATAAAAGGGAAGGAGATTCCTATTTCACTTTTAAATCCTGATGGTGTCGTTATTCATTTTATTGACATCGTTGCTGCTAAGATTTATACAGGTCTCACAATGTCAAGGATTAATGATTTGATTACGGGAAATCGCAAGACAGCTAAGGGTTGGGCATTGAGTGCCAAACAAAATAATTTACTATCTTTGTGATGTTATGGCGAAGGTAGTTGTTACAGTTAATAAGAGCCGAGGCTTGGGTGATAGCATCCATCGGTTCACAAAATCTACGGGCATTGACAAAGTTGCTAAGGCAATGGCTCAAGCTGCGGGATATTCTGACTGTGGGTGCGAAGGTCGCCGTGATACATTGAATAGAGTTTTCCCATATAATAAATAAAAAATGGCGTATCAAAAGATAAACGGCAATACCGCCTGTAATATCACCCCAAGGTCTGACGGGTTGATTTTAAATCCTTCAGCTGCGGCAGCAAGCGGCACTACTACTGCTTTTTCATTTGCAACTTTGATTGATGAGAATGCTTCATTTGTTACTAGCGGTTATGCTGCTACATTCCAAAGTGGAGACTATGTTGTGAATTTAGATACAGGAGAATCTGCGTTGATTGCAGGCATTGCTAATAATGCTGAGATTGCATTATTGTCAAACATCTTTACTGCTGTAGGTCAGAGTTATGCTGTTATTGGAGCTAGCGAGAAGACATCTGCTTGCGTTCTTTATATTGGAACGGGTGGTGATGTTAGTGTTCGTACTGCATCAGGCGACAATGTTGTTTTCAGCAATATCATCTCAGGCTCATTCTTGCCTGTTAACGTAATTCGTGTATTCAGCGATAGCACTGCAAGTGACTTCGTAGCAATTTGGTAATATGCAGCCGTTAGCTATAGGGTTATACATTAGGGGCTTTGCCATGGGCGGCCCAACACCGCCGATAGTTCCTATTGAAGATGACTTCATCCTTATGGAGAATGGCGTTGACTTTGTAGTTACTGAGGCAAATGACAATATTATAAAAGAGTAATCATGGCAAATATAAAATTTTCCCAATTTACGTCGCAAGTACCAAGTGCTAATACTCAGATTGTTGGGTATAACTCTTCGACGAGCACGAACACAAGATGTACTATTGCTGAGTTAAGCACAGCGTTAGGGCTATCCAACTTTGTAACACTTAGTACAGCACAGGCTATTACAGGCCAAAAGGAATTTGCTGCGTTCCCTATCCTTAGTAGCGTTGGTTACACAGCGTCTTATGGCAATGAGGTGAAGTTGTACAGTTCGCATAATGCTGACTCGCGATGGATTTTCAACAGCGTTGGTATTCACAATAAGATTTTCTCTTTCCGTGTTAACGACCTTCAGCGTTGGGCGTTCCGTGTGAACCAAGATGCTGAGAGTGGCTCTAATGCAGGAACTAACTTCGAGCTTCGCAGATATAACGATGGAGGTGCATTCATTGACTCCCCAATCTCTGTATCAAGACAGACGGGTCAGGTTGACTTTGGTGGTGACATTCAATTGTTGGCTTCAATGAACTTGGGCGATGGAGTTGTATTAAGCAACTCTGAGCTTCAGACATTAGATGGCATTGGTACTACAATCACTATTCAGCAGCAGTTGGATACAAGACCAACAGTTATTGCGAAGATGAGTCTTGGGCCTGCGTCTGTTGGCCCTGTTACAACTGAGACTAATTTAGATAGCTATGAAATTCCTGCAGGGACGTTTGCTGTTGGAGATAGATTTGAGATACACATGAATTGCTATTTCGCAGGGAGCTCAGGTACTAGGTCTCCAAAAGTGAGATTAAATAATGCTGCTTCAGGTTCTGTTTTAATATCTCCGAACGCATTAGCATCTTCTGTGCTTGGATATTCTACTATATCATTTTGTAGAGTTACTGATGCGAGTAATATTGCTATAGCTGTCAACTCAATTGGTGGTGGTGCAGGCGGCACGGGCTCAGGTCTTGTCTCATTTACTGCAGCAAATGCCAATACTATTTATTTTAATGGTCAGAAAGCAAACTCAGCTGATACATTTGTTTTATATGATTGGAAGATTGTTAAAATTAACGCATGATGAAATACGCTATAACAAATCCTGATGGAACAATGTCTTACGATGTATCGTTTGAAGACTTTGAAATCGCTAGATTAGAAGGGAAGACCGTTTGGACTTCTGAGGATGGTATTGTTTATCACATGTATCTATAATGAAACAGTGGCTCATTAATATTTTGATTGCTGTTGGCGCGGTGTTATCGCCAATTGTTCCATTGTTTGCCACTGTATGTATCTTGATTGCCTGTGATTTTATCTTTGGCTTGTACCGAGCGTACAAAACCAATCAAGAGATTTCATCTCGTAAGATGGGACACACCATTTCAAAGATATTGTTGTACAATTTAGCGGTGCTTACAGTCTTTATGATTGAGAAGTACGTGATGGATGGCAATGCTCCTTATGCCAAGATTATTGTTGGCGTGATTGCGATGGTTGAGCTGAAAAGTATTGACGAAAGCTTCAAGCTAATCTTCGGATACAGCCTATATGATAGCTTCAAGGACAAGTTAAAGCGCGGAGCAAGCGAGACAAAATGAAATATTTATTCATTGCATTGGTATTGACGGGGTGTTGTAAGAAGATTCACCTTCATGAGCCCATTGATGACAGCACAGGTACTACTTACATGAGTAGTAATAGGGTTGTATTGCCTGTTGATGGGTTAAGTACTCGTCAACAAGTGCGTTTATCCAAGCAATTAATCAAACATGAGTACCGATACCTACGTGATTCGGTGAAAATCGTGACGAAAACCGTGTATGACACGGTAAGATTGCGTGAACAGACCATCCGACAGGTGCAAGAGGTGGTGACGAAGGGTGAAGTGAAGCAGAATAAGGACGATGAGGCGTGGAAGAAGTGGTTAATCTTCTCTGTTGTAGGGGGATTTGTACTTTTGGCCATTGTTATTTTGGTTCTCAGAAAAATTTGATACCTTTGTAAAAAATAAAATCCAATGAAACAACTAACCGAGCAGGAGCTTACTACGCTTACCACATTGAACACTGATTTTGCAAAAGCTAAGATGGCTTTAGGTGATTTAGAGATTCAGAAGAGTATGATTCTACATGACATCTCTACATTGAAGCAGAAATTTGACGAGCAAGAGAAGGTTCTTGGTGATAAGTATGGAGCTGATGCTATTATTAACTTAAAAACAGGTGAAATAACC